TTGACCGTGGGCAGGTGTAAATCCAAAATGGCTTCCCCCGCCGTTACGACTTGCCATCTGACCATGTTGAACACCTTAAGGACGTCCTCATTCTCCGGAAGTAGTGGAGGTATGCAATTCTCACAATCAGGCTCCTTTCCGTGTCGGCGTTTTAGCTCCCGGCATATATCGCAATCGATCTTAACCCGTCCGTGGTCGTCGGGATAACCGTGAATCCACCCGGCGACCTCGATCAGTTTTTTTCCTGCTCCTCCATGAGACCGGCAAACTTCTCATTAAGTTTCTGCAGACAGGATGTCACGAACCCCGCGAACTCGACGCTGTTCCGCATCATGAGATTCTTGTTCTCTTTGGTGCAGGGAATCGATTCGCCGGACGGCGTTACTAGGTCCCATGCCGTGATGGCGAAGTCGTTCATCAGATCCATCTCCAGGTCCTCATCCACGTCTTCCCAGCGATAGAGTATGCCGTGGCGGTATTCCTTCTTCTTCTTGCGCGTCTGCTTGTGGATTCGCGACAGGTCTTCTCCGCTGCAGATCCTGAGTTCCACCCACTCATCATCGTTGTAATGAAAACGAGTGGCCGGATTCAAGTTGTCTAAGTCAAAAGGCATCTCCCTATTCTCCCTTCGTTTACGTTGTCGTCGACCATCCCAGGGTGCCGTTGGTGACCTTGATCGTAAAGCTCACCGTGGCGATCCCATCCTTGCTGTGGGCGCTCTCAAATGCCGTCACATAGGCCTTGATGTTGCTGGATGCGACGCCGCCGGCCGTGGACAAAGCCCAGTAGCCTATACCATCCGAGCCGGATACACCTGCAGCTTTCGTGCTACCCCAAAGTTTCAGGTTATAGAAAGTTCCAGCCGTCATGGCTTTGGATGACTTGCTGATAACGAGTCCTTTATTGAACATGCTCGACAGGACTTTTTGACCCGATGAGTCCGTCATGTCCAGGTGTCCGCTGAACGTGATCTCCGGCGGCTCGGCCATACCCACCTCGTAGGACTTCCAGGTATCGCCGAACGCCGTCTTTTCGATGTAGTCCCGGCTCATGCCGCCCACGGACCATTCACCCAGTTCGCTGATGGTATGGTTAGCGCCCGATGCGGATGTCTGAGCCGTAACCTTCCCGTGCCTTCCTTGATAAACTGCCATTTTGCATACCTCCTATGTTGTTTCAATTAACATATGATACTGAACCGTGTATTGCCAGATCGGTCGCGTGTGCTGGGTGATCTCGTCTTCGTACTTCACCATCTGCGACCAATCGAGATTCATGTGAATGAAGTTGTAGCCTGTCGTCGTCATCTGGCAACCGTCATACAGCGTGTTGAGATCGTCGAACGCCTTGCCGATGTCGGATGAATGACGGTCGTCGAAAATGTTAAATTGGATGAGCATGTCCTCGACGTCGCGATTGAACATCCAGTCGTGGTCATGGCCGACTATGGAAAACACGCAATAAGGGAACGTAGTATTCTGCCGCGCCTGCTGTAAAAACATCTGACCTCTCATATCGGCATAGAACGCCGCCGATGTGGAAGCCGTGAATTTACTGTAGATGCCTTTCCAGACTGGTCTCATCTCGTCGCCTTGTCTACCGCCTTGCTAAGATTCCGCTTGAACGTATTGCGGTTGCGCCATGCCGCGGGTCTCATGAACGGCCTGCCGTCGATGGGTGCCGTCTTATACCCGATAGTGATCGGAACGGCCGGCGCCCCCAACTCTATGAAAGTAGCATAGAACTCGTCATGCCCACCCACAGTTACCAGGTATCCCCCCCACTTGCCGGGTACGACCTTGATGCTGTCGCGCAGCGCCCCCGGCCGTCGCTTTATCCAGGACTTCCAGGACGCTCCCGTTCTCATGGCAGCAGACCCCCGGAATCCGGAACGTTCCTCTACCGGTGCCAGCTTACGCGCGTCGTCCGCGATCTGCTCGGCGGTCTTGCGCTCGACCTTACCGACGTCGATCTCGACCTGGTTTCCGATGGACTTGCCGTTCCATATGACTTTCATCTTGGCCATCTTACTCGACCTCTTCCTTGCACACGATCTCAAGCATGATGTTGCGTTCATCCGGGTTGGTGATCTGCAAAATGTTAAGATAGCGATCACCGAACTTGATTCGCATCTTGGTGGTCAGGTCGCTGCGGTGCCGGACACGGACGCTGTGGGTGACCTCGGACTGGGTCTGCGCCAGGTTTACGTATTCCCTTGCCCGGATCGGCCATACCGCTGCCCATACCGTGCAATAGTCAGACCACGTGACCGTCATCGAGCCGTAACTGTCTCGTGTCTCGGTCTGTTCTTGAAACGTAATCCGGTGGCGAAGAGTGCCTGATCTCATCCGAAATCCCAAATGCGATAGTTGTTGACAAGTTTCGTCACGGCGTCCTGCACCGCCATGACCGTCTGGCCCACAATGTAGGGTTCGCGGTTCTCGTACCAGTGAGACACCAGCATCATGACCGCCTGCTTCAATCGCGGCGGAAGACTCGTCGTTCCCACCTTCACCTCGAACGATATGGGATCGTTCGGGTGTAAAGTGTCACTCGGCCATGACTCGCCATAGTCCAGCGTCACCCGCGGCATGTGCTCCTGGGTGCTGTAATTCCAGATGGTAGAGCCGAACTGGGTCGAGTTACCCGTGGACAGCTTGTAGGTAATGCCGGATGATGGCATTGAGGTCAGCGGCCCGATGGGAATGTCCATGTGGGCATCGCTCGACCATGCGTCATACGTCACCTTCCACACCTGCTTGCCGATCTTGTAATTGGTCATGTCTTCGACCTCGGCCACGGCCGCCCGCTGGAGGTTCATGAGGTACTCGTCCTCGTCCGTGTAGCCGAACTCCAAGCGGAGGTGCAGCTTGAGGTCTTCGAGCGGGATCGGGTCGCCGGTGCTGGACGATATCATCTGTAGGCCGGTGCGTCTCATCATCGATCCTTCACAAATATTCGGTTGAGGTCAAACTCCCTCACCATGTTGGCTGACCATCCGGACAGCGACAGCGTCACCTTGGCCGTGAGGTCGTGGCGGCCTGTCGGTACGGCAGTACTGTAGGATAGGTACACCACGACCGTATTGCCGGACTCCGTGCTGCCGGATATGAGCGCAGTGGACGACGTGCCGTTTCGGTGAAAGCACGTCACGGTGGCACTCACGACCGTCGAACCGTAGGGAATCGACCCATCATTGGCTGTCGAGGCGGAGCACGCATTGAGCTTCAAAAACACGGGAATGTTGACATCTCCCGGCTGCAGCTCGACGTGTCTCGTGCCGTCATATGAATCAGCCATCTTACCCCCCTGTATTAGCTTGAGGTTGGGGCGGCTATCTCGATGTCCCAGGCCGGGACGGTAACCGTGTCCGCAGTTGTCAACGCTTTTGAGTTGCATGTCGTTATGAACAGTAACTGGCTTGACGTGTGATTCAGCAGGACGACGTGGGTAGCGTTACCGCTCGACCCGCTCACCGCGATGTTCGCCTCCTGCGCCCAGGTCATCTTGTAGCCACTCACGTCACCGGTTCCGTGCGTCGACGACAGAGACGGGCTGGTCGACATGGCCAGCATGGCCCCCTTGCCCGTGCTCATGTACTTACCCTCGGCATCGGTAGTCGCATTGGGTTGGGAACTGCACACGCAGATCCGTTGAGTGTTGCTTTCCAGGAAATTGAAATACTGACAATACAATATTGAACTCGCCCACATAGTCATTAGAGTTTACCTCCTGATCCAAGTTTGGGCTTGTTGATGTCCAGCGTTACGGCTCTCCCCTTCTTCCTGGGCTTGGGTTTCATGCCTAAGAAGAGTCTCCTGGCGTCGATCACTACGCTATCGACCTCCAAGACCTTGTTTTTATGCTGCTTTTGCGACATGGGTGACCTCCAGATTATTTGCTCGGAACGTGTAACAGTGGTTCTTGGCCACAAACGTGTAGAGGGCGGAGGGTGCTCGCTTCCGTACGGTTAAAAGTGTCGGGTGTAGCTGGTGAAAGCTCTCCTGCACGGCGAGCGTGTACGATACGGATGATATGTAGAAATGTCCTGCCGTGGTGTGGTGGAACGCCTCCTTGAGCGACATCGACCTCACGCGGTCCAGGTGAATGACGTCTACCTGGTGCTCATATATCTGGATCTCGCTGACCGTGAGGGAACTGCCCGATGCGATGGCCGAATACCGCACGCGGTAGTAGGAGTACGCCGTGGAGTTGCTGAACTTTTTGGTGTTCCAGCCGGATGTCTTGCCGATGCCCGTGGTGAGGGTCGTCCAGGTGGAACCGTTGTTGCTGCCCTGGAGGGACACGACCATCGCACCACCGGCGTCAACCAGGGTGTGGTTGATCCGTATGCGTCTGGCGACCTTGGCTTTCGTCCAACGGTACCGTATCCACTCAGATGTGCCTGGGGCTGCAGCCGTCCACGATGTCGACGTGTTGTCGTCGAACGCATTTGCGGCAGCGGCGCTGTTAACCGAAGCAATTGCCGTACCTGCCGTGCACAGATCCCGTGCGGTGGAATCTATCAGCACGGCGGAATAAACTGGCTGCAGGTCAAGGGTCTGGCTCAGATCAAACGTTAGTTTGTCGGTCGGAGTGTACTGCCGGGACTCCTGCACCGTCAAGGTCTCGCCGGTGAGGATGTTGCGATCGTCTACCGTCATGTATTGCCTGGATTCCTGCGTGGTAAGGTTCCGCGTACGGGTCGTGATCAGGTTTTCGGTACGGTGGGCCATGTATGCTGGCTGCACCGTCAGGATTCTGTCTCGGGTGACGGTCCTGTCGTCTACCGTGATGTGGTGGTAGGGTTCCTTGATTCCGATGCTTGAGACAATGGCGGGTCGGCCCGACGGTCCGTGGGCCAGTATGGCGTCCTGAACGGTGAGTGAATAATTATTTACCACCAACGGCCTTTCAACCGTTATCGACTGGTATGCGGGAATCAACGGTATCCTGGATCGGAACAGTTCCAGCGTAATGTTGACGTTCAGGGTCACGTCCGTCACGTCGAAGTAAGCAACGGCTCCCGTAAACCATCTGGGTTGAAACCCGAACCGTGCCTGGGTGCAACCGGCGGGCATCTGCTGGATGGTCTCGATCTTGGTGTAGGTCGTACCGGTTACGCCCGTAGTGGTGGAAGATAGGATGTATGCGCCGTGGGTCTTGTCATATACGAAATACCGGCCCGCGCTGGTCCCGTCGCCGCGGGTATAGAATGTGAATTTGTAGTAGTGACCTGGTTTTACGCCGCGATCCTGGTAGAGAAATGTGTTGTCGCCCGTGCCGCTGGTGAGCTT